GTGAACGATCACCAGATCGAACCGCCTAAGCCCGGCTGGTCCACCTGGCTTTTGCTGGGCGGGCGGGGATCGGGGAAGACCTTCGCCGGGTCGGTCTGGATCGACACCCTGGCGCGCAAGTCCAAGGTCAATCTGGCCCTGGTCGGCCCCGCCCTGCACGATGTGCGCGAGGTGATGGTCGAGGGCGCGTCGGGGATCAAGGCCCTGGCCGAACCGGGCGACCGGCCGCGCTGGGAGGCGGGGCGGCGGCGGTTGCTGTGGAAGAATGGATCGGCCGCCTACGCCTTTTCGGCGGAGGATCCGGACAGTCTGCGCGGGCCGCAGTTCCACGCCGCCTGGGCCGACGAATTCTGCGTCTGGCGCAAGCCCGAGGCGGTGCTGTCGAACCTGAGATTCGGCCTGCGTCTGGGGGCGGCCCCCAGGCTGGCGGTGACGACGACGCCCCGGCCGATCCCCGCGCTGCGGCGGCTGATGGCCGAGGCGGGGACACGGGTGGATCGGGCGGCCACGGCCCTGAACGCCAAGAATCTGTCGCCGGGGTTTCTGGCCCATCTGAGCGATGTGTACGGCGGGACCCGGCTGGCGGCGCAGGAGCTGGAGGGACAGGTGGTCGAAGGCGAGGGCGCCCTGTTCGGGGTCGAGGATCTGAAACGGGCGCGGGGAAGCCGGCCGGCCGAACTGGACCGGGTGATCGTGGCGGTCGATCCGCCGGCGAGCGCGCACGGCGACGCCTGCGGCATCGTGGTGGCGGGGCGCAAGGACCGGCGGGCCTTCATCCTGGCCGACCGGACGGTGCGGGGACTGTCGCCCGGCGGCTGGGCGGCGGCGGTGTGTCGGGCGGCGCGGGATTTCGACGCCCAGGAGGTGGCGGCCGAGGCCAACCAGGGCGGGGAGATGGTGCGCAACGTCCTGAGACAAGCCGACTGTCCGGCGCCGGTCGAACTGCTGCACGCCTCGCGGTCCAAGGCCGCGCGGGCCGAGCCGGTGGCCCTCCCCCGAGAGGGAGGGAGAGTCAGCGTGTGTCGGCATGACGCCGCTTTTCAGGGAGAGTGTGATGGTTTCGATCCGGTGGCCGTTCGGCCAGGGCGGGCGCGGGCGTGCGCCAAATCGGGGGGCGCCTGAAGAGAAGGCCAGTCGGACGGCGGTGCTGCTTTCGGGCGTGGGGCGGGCGCGGTGGACGCCCAACGACTACGCCAGTCTGGCGCGCGAGGGGTATCAGAAGAATGCGGTGGCCTATCGCTGCATCCGGATGATCGCGGAGGCGGCGGCCTCGGCGCCCTTTGCGGTGTTTGTGGAGGGGGTGCGGGACGAGGCCCATCCGTTGGCGCGGCTGATCCGCCGGCCCAATCCCGAACAGTCGGGGGCGGAGCTGATGGAGGCGGTCTATGGCGCGCTGCAGGTGTCGGGCAACGCCTGGGTCGAGGCGGTCGGGGACGAGGTCCCGGAGGAACTGTGGGCGCTGAGGTCGGACCGGGTGAAGGTGGTCCCCGGCCGGTCGGGCTGGCCCGAGGCGTGGGAGTATTGCGTCGACGGGCGGTCGGCGCGGATCGGGCGGGCCGCCGACGGCTGGGCGCCGGTGATGCAGCTGAAGCTGTGGCATCCGCTGGACGACTGGTACGGGCTGTCGCCGCTGGAGGCGGCGGCGCAGGGGGTGGACGCGCACAATGCGGCGGGGGCCTGGAACAAGGCCCTGCTGGACAATGCGGCGCGGCCGTCGGGCGCGCTGGTCTATGGGGCGCAGAAGGGCGAGCGGCTGACGGACGGGCAGTTCGAGGCGCTGAAGGATCAGCTGTCGTCCGCCTATTCCGGAACCGAGAACGCCGGGCGGCCGATCCTGCTGGAGGGCGGGATGGACTGGAAACCGCTGAGCCTGACGCCGGCCGAGATGGATTTCGTCGCCGGCAAACATGCGGCGGCGCGCGAGATCGCCCTGGCCTTCGGGGTTCCGCCGCAGCTGCTGGGGATACCGGGGGACGCGACCTACGCCAACTATCGCGAGGCCAACACCGCCTTCTGGCGGCAGACGGTCACGCCGTTGGTGCGCAAGGCGGCGGGGGCGATGACGGGCTGGCTGGGCGGGCGGTTCCCCGGTTGCGAGGTGCGGGCCGACCTGGAGGCGGTGCCGGCCCTTCAGGCCGAACGCGACAGTCTGTGGGCGCGGCTGGAGGCGGCGAGCTTCCTGACCGAGGAGGAGCGGCGGCGGATGGCGGGGGTGGGCGAATGAGCGATGCGGTGAAGAAGGCCGTCGCGGCCCTGATCGCGGCCCTGGCGGTTCAGACGGTCGGGGGGCTGGTCTGGGCCGGGGGCGCGGCGGCGCGGATCGCGACCCTGGAACAGAGGGTCGGGGAGCAGAGGCTGGTGGCAGAACGGCTGGCGCGGCTGGAGACGCAAGGGGAGGCGACGGCGGCGGCGGTGGAGCGGATCGAACGGAGGCTGGAGGGCGGATGAGAAAATTGGCGCACGATCTTCTCCCTCCCCGTTCCGGGGAGGGGGGGCGCGAAGCGACCGGGTGGGGGCGGCAGGGCAAGGGCGCACAGACGGGGAATGCATCGCCTGGCCCTTCCCACCCGGTCTCGCCTGCGGCTCGACCCCCCTCCCCCGCAGGGGGAGGGAGAGGCGGCGGGGCGCTGGTGATCGAAGGCTACGCCTCGCTGTGGGGCGTGGCCGATCTGAACGGGGACGTGGTGCAGGCGGGGGCGTTTGCGGACAGTCTGGCGAAGACGGGCGTCGAGGGGGTGCGGATGCTGAGCCAGCACGACGGCCGGGCGCCGGTCGGCGTCTGGGACCGGATCATGGAGGACGCGCGCGGCCTGTTCGTGCGTGGACGGATCGCGGACTGGTCGCCCGAAGCCCGCTTCGCCGCCGCCTTGAGCCGGGCGGGGGCGATGGACGGGCTGTCGATCGGATACCGCACCGCGCGGGCGCGGCGTCAGGGCCGGCTGCGGGTGCTGAGCGGGGTGGAGCTGTGGGAGGTGTCGCTGGTGACCTTCCCGATGCTGCCGGGCGCGCGGTTTAGGGCGGTGGGCCCATGACGGGGTTCGACCCGTTGCGGACATTTAGAAATGCCAGCGGCCATTCCAGTTTCCGCCTGCCACAAAAGCCTTTCGTCCACTAGGAAGCACGGTCCAGCGACCGAAGAGATAGGCTTCGGTGTCCAGCGGCTCACGATCAAAAGTACCTGTGCAGCTGGTTTCAGTCGCATAGACAGGTGTCGCCTCCGATGCGCCGGGCAGAAATGCTGCGCCAATAAGGCTTTGACCTAACAGCTGTGAATTTTCATTCACAAGATAGCGCTGTTCAAGTCTAAATTGCTCCACTTCCGGACCATGATTTCGAAAGCGAACTTCGAGAATTTCGAAGTCATCAAGACCTATGGGGACAGGGCGTTCTTCGAAGATGACCGTATCGTGCCCGATGCGACAAGCGTCCGCCACGCCTGGAACCGCTACGAGGAACGGTATGGCGACAATGATGGAGAGCAGATGGTCGCGTCGCATCGAACGAATTTCGCACAGGCTACTTCCGCAAACCACCCCTAGCGGTCGATGGCGACGATCGCTTTCCGGCTCCGCGTTAAAGGGCTCCTTCCGGCTCCGAGGCCCACGGCCGAAATCGACCCGTTGCGGACTTCGCTCTAGCGCGGCTGGATCAACGGATCACCTTCAAACCCCAATGTGTTCCATACCTGCCTTATGTAGCGATAAGCCCTCTCGCGGTCTTCTGTGGCGAACAGATCAACTTCGTTGATAGCTTTCGCGACGAGTCCTCGAACCTCGCCGTCACTTACCGGACCATCGGGTTGAGCAAGAAGCGCGTCGATGAGGTTATTCACGGCGGCATTGAGGGGGGCGACGTCCTCAGGCAGATCGGCGCCCGTGTAGCCAGACAGCAGGTCCGGTTGGAATTTGTTCTGCGCGCGAAGTTCGACCAGCTCAGCGCGGTTGTCATGGGTCAAGCTGTGCGGCTCATCAGCGACTGCAGCTTGGCATGCCAACAGTGAGATGCTGCACAACGTGGCAGCCAATAAATGGAGCGTTTGAATGATCGTTGCCATCGGGAGACGATAACACGGGAATGTCCCCTTCCCACCCCTCTCAGACATTCCGAGTGTCCGGGGCTAGGGTCACGGTCGTTCGCGGCGGGCGGCGGCCTGGGGCGACGCGGCGGCTTCAGCTTTCGGGCGCGGCGGCTTCGATTTCGGTCTGGAGCGCCTGCATCTCGGCGGTGATGGCCTGCATTTCCGCAGTGCATTCGTCGGATGAGATGGTGGCGGCGCGCGGGGAGGCCTTGCCCTTGTCGTAGGCGTCCAGGAGGAAGGCCGTGGCCGCCTTCTTGGCCGGATCGGTCTCGTTGGCCATCGAGGCGCGGATCTGATCCGCGACGCCGGGTGGGAACTGACGTTCGCAGGTCCCCAGGGTTTCGAACATGCGGGTCATGCCGGCGAAGACCTTGCTGACCTGCGCGGCCTGTTCAGGCGGCAGGGTGGACACGTCAGGCGGGGTTTGAAACGCCAGAGCGCCGGAAAAGGCCAGAACAAGACTGAACATGCGTGAAACTCCCCGATCTGAGCGGGGCGTAGCACGCTTTTTGACGGGCGGCAGCCGTCAATCACAGGTTTCGGGCGAGCCCGGATCACAAGGCGCCGACGACGGGCGCATTCAACGGAGACATCATGAAAGAGACCAAACAGGCTTCCGGCTCGCCCATTCTTGCGGGTTCTGGGGCGCAGGCTGTCGTGCGCGAGATGATGGCGGCGTTCGAGGCGTTCAAAGGGGCGAACGACGTCCGGCTGGGCGAGATCGAGAAGAAGGCGGTGGCCGATGTGCTGCTGGAGGAGAAGGTGGCGAGGATCGACCAGGCGGTGGCGGCGGCGCAGGCGCGGCTGGATCGGGTGATGAGCCAGAATAGGCGTCCGGCTATCGGCGGCGAGCCCGCCGAGCCGGCGTCGGCGCCAGAAGCCAAAGCGGCTTGGGACGGCTATCTGAAGACGGGCCAATCTGGCGCCCTGGAGGTCAAGGCGGGGTTGTCGGGCGGGGCGACCTCGGGCGGCTATGTCGTGCCGTATGAGACCGAGCGGGCCATCGAGCGGCGGCTGATGGCGGCCTCGCCGATGCGCGAGATCGCCACGGTGCGGACGGTGGCGGCCGGAGTGTTCAGAAAGCCGGTGTCGACGGCGGGCGTGGCCTGCGGCTGGGTGGCGGAGACGGCCGCGCGGCCCGAGACGGATCCGGCGACCCTGGCCCTGCTGGAGTTCCCCTCGGCCGATCTGTACGCCAATCCGGCGGCGACCCAGGCGTTGCTGGACGACGCCATGGTCGATCTGGACGAATGGCTGGCGGCCGAGGTCGAGGACGCCTTTGCGGCCCAGGAGACCCAGGCCTTCGTGGGCGGCGACGGGGTGAACAAGCCCAAGGGCTTCCTGACCTATCCGACCGTGGCGGACACGGATCAGGCCTGGGGGCAGATCGGTTCTGTGGCGTCGGGCGCGGCGGGCGGGTTTGCGCCGACCAGTCCGGCGGACCGGCTGATCGACCTGGTCTATGCGCCCAAGGCCCAGTACCGGCCGAACGGGCGGTTCGTGATGAACCGCAAGACGGTCTCGGCCGTGCGCAAGTTCAAGGACGCTGACGGCAACTACATCTGGCAGCCGGCGACGCGGCTGGGCGAGACGGCGTCGCTGCTGGGCTATCCGGTCACGGAGATCGAGACCATGCCGGATGTGGCGGCCAACAGTCTGTCCATCGCCTTCGGGGACTTCCAGCGGGGGTATCTGATCGTGGATCGGGCGGGGGTGCGGGTGCTGAGGGACCCCTATTCGGCCAAGCCCTATGTGCTGTTCTACACCACCAAGCGCGTCGGCGGCGGGGTGCAGAACTTCGACGCGATCAAGGTGATGAAGTTCAGCGCGGGGTGATCGTGACGCTCGTTTCTCCCTCCCCCTGCGGGGGAGGGCAGGCCGCGTGAGCGGCCGGGTGGGGGCGGCAGGGAAACCGAGCCCGGGTCGCCTGGCCCGCCCCACCCCGTCGCTGCGCGACGCCCCTCCCCCGTGGGGGAGGGAGAGTTCTGAATTCGAAAGGGGAGATCTGCATGGCGCAGCCGGTGACGGTGGCGGAGGCGAAGCTGTTTTTGCGGGTCGAGCACGAGGCGGAGGATGGTCTGATCCAGACCCTGATCGCGGCGGCCCAGGCGCGGGTGGAGGGGGATGTGGGGCTGAGCCTGACGTCCACCTCGCCGGCGGGGTTGCGGCTGGCGATCCTGATGCTGGTGCTGCGGGCCTATGAGCGGGGGGACGCCGAGATTCAGGTGGAGCCGGTCGAGGCCTGGGTCGCGCCGTATCGCGCGGTGCGGCTGTGAGCGCCGGCATGAGGGTGTTGGCGGCGTTGAAGGCGGATCCGGCGGTGGCGGCCCTGGTGGGCGGACGGGTGTTCGATCAGGCGCCGGAGGGGGCGGAGCATCCGCATCTGGTGATCGGCCAGTGCGAGAGCCGACCGGTGGCGGCGGACGGGGGCGGGGTGGAGCAGAGGCTGACCCTGACCGGGGTGTCGCGGTTCGCCGGATCGGAAGAGGCCAAGGCGGTGGCGGCGGCGGTGCGGGCGTGTCTGCACGAGGCGGTGCTGGAGGCCGACGGAGTGCGGACGGCGACGCTGAGGGCGAATTTCGCCGACGTGTTCCGGGCGGGGGACGGGCGGCGGACCTATGCGGTGGTGCGGCTGAGGGCGGTGACGGAGGAAGTGGCGAGTGGTTAGTGGCGAGTGGCGAGCTGGGTTCGGGAGGCGGACGCATCGGGGGACCCGCTGCGACGATTTTCCTCGCCACTCGTCACTCGCCACTCGCCACTCAAGAGCAAAGCGAGGACGAAAATGACCGCACAGGCGGGCAAGGACATGCTGCTGAAGATCGAGGGCGCGCCGGGCGTGTTCACGACGGTGGCGGGGTTGAGGGCGCGGACGATTTCGCTGAATGCGCGCACGGTGGATGCGACCGACGGCGACAGCGCCGGGCGGTGGCGCGAACTGCTGGCGGGGGCGGGAGTCAAGTCGGCGGCGGTGTCGGGCCAGGGGATCTTCCGCGATGCGGCTTCGGACGCCCTGGTGCGCGAAGCCTTCTTCGATCAGGCGGCGAGACGGTGGCGGCTGGTGGTGCCGGACTTCGGCGTGCTGGAGGGGCCGTTCCTGGTGGCGGCGCTGGAATACGCCGGCGAGCACGAGGGGGAGGCGACCTTTGCGCTGAGCCTGGCGAGCGCGGGCGAGATCGGGTTTTCGGCGACATGAGCGGCGGGGACTGGTCCCCCTCGGGCCGCGGGGCGGCCCTCTCCCCCCAAGGGGGGGAGATTGGCGCGCGGGGCGAGGTGGGGGTGGTGCTGGGCGGGGTGCGGCGTCGGGTGTGTCTGACCCTGGGGGCGCTGGCGGAGATCGAGACCGGGTTGGCGGTCGAGGGGCTGGCGGCGGCGGCGGAGCGGATGAAGGCTCTGTCGGCGCGGGATCTGATAGTGGTGCTGGCGGCGGTGCTGCGCGGGGGCGGGGAGACGGCGCCGGATGTGGCCGGGGTCGAGCCGCGCGAGGCGGCGCGGGCGGTGGCGGCGGCGTTCGAGGCGGCGGCGCGGTGAACTCGGGGGAGACCCCGTGGGGCGAGATGCTGCGGGCGGCGATGCGGATGGGAATCGCGCCGGAGGCCTTCTGGCGGCTGTCGCTGAAGGAGTGGCGGATGCTGACCGCGGCGCCGCGCGGAACGGCGCCGATGGGTCGGGCGGGGCTGACGAAGCTGATGGAGGACTGGCCGGATGACGGATGAATTCGGGCGCAGCGGGATCGAGGATCTGCCGCTGAAGACCGCCGAGGCCGGGGCGGCGCTGGAGGCGCTGAAAGGCCCGGCCGAGGATGCGGCCAATGCGATCGAGGCGGCGTTCGGACGGGCGGGCGACAGTCTGACCCGGTCGCTGGCGCGCGCGGCGGCGGACGGGGAGGTGTCGCTGTCGGAACTGGCGAAGGCGGTGCTGGATGCGGTGAATGCGGCGGCGGGGTCGGGCGGATCGGGCGGCGGACTGAGCGCGGCGATCCAGGCGGCGATGAGCAGTTTCGGCGGGGCGCGGGCCGACGGGGGGCCGGTGCTGGGCGGTGCAGCCTATCTGGTCGGGGAGCGCGGGCCGGAGGTGTTTCGCCCGGCGACCGGCGGCGAGGTCGGCCCCGTCTCTGGCGGCGGAGTGACGGTCAATGTGGCGGTGGACGGCGGGGCGCCGGCCCTGTTGCGGTCCGAGGCCCAGATCGCCCAGATGCTGGCGCGGGCGGTCAGCCTGGGGGCGCGGCGGATGTAG